TACCCAGGCTTACCTTGACGGCCAGGGCCAGACATTCGGTGGTGCTCGCACTACCCGTGTTCTAGGCATCGATGTTCAGGAAGTTCCTTACTACCCAGCAGGATATGTAGACCTTACATTCCCAGCTAACCGTGTATGGGGTTTCCAGAGAGACATCACTGTTAACCGTCAGTATGTTCCTAAGAAGGACACCATTGAGTACACCGTATTCGTACGTTTTGGTATTCAGTGGGAAGAAGAGGACGCAATTGCGTTCGCTGACGCAGACGCTACAGACGCTTCATAAGTCTAACGCAACCTACTAAAAGGGGGCAGGTGAGTAAAATCTCCTGCTCCCTTTTCTAATATCTGTTATAATTAAAGATAAAGAAGGAGATAAACATGTCCGAAAACAATAATTCAGAATTTAAAGATGTATCACTTGCTAAACTAGAAGATGGGGAAGCCTTAATTCCTCACCCACTTGTAGAAAAGTATAAAGAAGCCGTTGCAGCTCAAGAAGAGCGTGAAAACGTCATCTCCTCTGATAAGATTGCCACTAGTCCAAATGTGTCCGTTGTATCTAATGATGACAACGTAATTGGATCTGGAAGTGCAGATAAAAAAGAAACTGCAAAGCCAAGCTCAGCTAACGAAAAAGAAACAGTTGCTGTCTATTCTACAAAAAATGTTACTTGGTCTGGAGTTGGCCAGGTTTCCAAGGGGTATAACATTGTCACGAAGCAGGCCGCAGAAAAATGGACAACACGTGACCACATTAGAATTGCAACCCCAGAAGAAGTTGCGAGAGATTTCGGTAAGTAATGGAATTATTAAGACTAGCTCCGCACGATGACCTAACTTTAAATTTTGTAGTACCAGAGTGGTACACTGAAGAAACAGACTTTTACATAAGGGTCACAGACCTTTCCGACTTGTCTGAGGTTGTTACGGATCATACTGGTGAGGCGGGCGACAGCTTTTCTTATACACTTCCTGCAAAATATGATGGAGACTATAGAGTAGAGTTTGATGCTGTAAATGGGGTAGATGTTCTACTCTATGATGATACGACTGAGCTTGTTAGGCCTTATGTGGATCCATCCACTCTAGGTACAACTGCCTCAGAGATTGCAGAATATACTAAGTATGAAGAAATTGCCAGAGCTGTTATCGATTCGGTTATTCCAGAAGGCTTTTACTACAAAAAGAAAACTTTAGAGGTTGTCGGTCTTGGAGCAGACTATATACCTTTATGGTGGGATGCAAAAAGAATCTTGTCTGTATACGAAAATAACGAATTGGTTACAGACCGAACCTATGAAATAACCAGAGACAAAACAGCTATCACAGAGGTTGCTGCAGACAGGGTTAATAGAAACGAACAGGCTCCTCTAATTTTGCCAGCTGCTGGCTCAGACCTTGTAGACGCCAACCTGCCGCCTCTACGAGGCTTTCCTAATGGATACGACTACAAGTTTGTTTTAGAGGTGGGATACCCTACAGTGCCCTCAGACATCGTTAGAGCAGCAACTCTGCTGATTGACGATATCAAGTGTGGCAGAAATGACTACTACCAAAGATATATTTCTGCCTATAATACAGACCAGTTTAGACTACAGTTTGACAGCAGGGTATTCGAGGGAACAGGAAACATTATAGTAGACAAGATACTTTCAAAGTATGCTAAGTCTATTACTAGACTTGGAGTCTTATAATGGCTACCTGCGAAAACACGTCAATTGTTTTTCCAATGCTTGCAGACATCTACTACCCAGTTGTTGATCAAGGACCGTATGGAAATGTCAAGAAAAACTGGATACATGACAGGACAATTGCCTGTAATTTTAATTCTGCTGGCACTGCATGGAAAGAAGATATTAAGCCAAATGCTAACATTACCCAGGATAGCGTAATGCTTGGCAGGGTCAGAACAGACATTCGGTTTTCAAATGAGGACACTCAGAATTCAATAACAAACATTATTGTTACGAATATAAAAGATAAGAATCTTAATGAGATTTACGTAGAGACAGCAGGTCCAAGAGCTGGAAAGTCTACGCTATTTGAGGTAGCAACCGTAGAGCCTTTTGTTGGCCCATTTGGCTCGGTAGAATATTACAAAGTTATTGTTAGAAGATCAGAAAATCAGGCGGCAGACCTATGAGAGTTCGATTTGATGGAAGACAGTTTGCAAAAGACATGAAAAATATAATGGATTACTCTACAGGTTTTTTGGACGGAATCCAGCTAGGTAAACAAGAGCTTATGAAGTCTATTGGCCTGCAGACTATAGAAGTTTTGAAGAGTTATATAGACTCTAACGCCAAAGTAAATCCAACAATCTTACACCACGTATACGAGTGGAATAAAACTGGTAGCCCAACAGGAAGGCTGTACGACATCAACTATACTGTAAGCAACCTAGGGCTTTCTTTTAACTCCTCTTTTAGACAGTCCAATACAGTTCAAAATGGATCAAACACCCCATTCTATGACAAGGCAAGAATTATGGAAAATGGAATCCCAGTAACAATAGTTCCAGTAAATGCTCAGGCATTAAGATATATGGATAATGGGGAAGAGGTTTTTACAAAGGGTCCAGTATTTGTTCAAAATCCTGGAGGAGATACACAAGGCAAGTTCGAGCAGGTGTTTGATAACTTTTTTAACAAATATTTTACTCAGGCTTTTTTGAGGGCAAGTGGAATTGGTGCCTATCTAGAAAATCCAATATCATATAAAAAGAACTTGGCAAAAGGAAAAAGATTGGGAAAGCCTAGTGGAGTATCTACTGGATATCGCTGGGTAGCAAATGCGGGGGTAACAAAGATTGTCTAATGACTCATTACTAAACACTCCAGTTTTATGGATAAATAAATATCTTCAGAGCAAGATTCTAGATAACACTAGCTTAGATACTCCATTTTTCCCTACCCTCCCGTCTACAATTAATGACTTAAATTCTTATTTCCCTACAGGTGGCACAATGGCCACTTGGGATAGACTCATTAAGATGAATAAGAAAAGTTTTCCACACATTAAGTGTGAGCAGATTATGTACTATTTTTATGCAAATGGAGAAAACCCTATTGAAAAGATGGTTCAGATTCAAGAACAGGTTCTTAGACTCATGGATCGTGGTGATGAGACTGCTCAAGAAGTAAATAACTGGGCAGCCAACAGACAGATCAATTTGGGTGGGGTTGACAGCAATGGGAACCCAAGAGACCCAGACCTGCTGGTAGATAATATGTTCTATTTCCATGATTTTAAGGTATACCAGCTAGAAGAGTCCAGGGACATCATTGACTTTGGAACAGCTAGAACCTACGGTGGAAACAAGATTATTATTGAATATGACTATCACCAAATGCCAAGCATGACTAACTCTGACTGGGTGCCAGAAAGAATTCTACCAGTAAAACAGATTATTTAAATAAGCTGATATACTTAAGCTTGAGGAAACACGCCTATTATCTATAAAAAGAAGAGGTGAATTATATGGCATATACAAGAGGTACAAGCACTAACATTATCGTTGGTGCAGCTGCTTTGTTTACTTACGAAGCAGGAGTATTGACAGACGCAGGTCTTCCAGCTTACCAAGCTGAGGGATCTGTTGGAAACGCAACAGGAACATACCGTGAGACCCTAGCAACAGATGCAGACTTCCGTAACGTAGGTTACACAATGAATGGTCTAGAGCTACAGTTCCAGCCAGATTTTGGCGAGGTACAGGTTGACCAGGTTCTTGACGTTGCAAAGCTATACAAGCAGGGTATGCAGGTTAACCTGAACACTGCTTTTGCTGAAGCAACTCTAGAGAACTTGTTGTTCTCGTTGGCTGGTAAAGACGAAGACCTAACCGCAAGTGCAGGTGCTACAGGAATTAAGGCTGGATCTCCATCCCTAAACCTAACAGCAGGTGACATTGGTGAGTGTCCAGTTGAGCGTGGCCTAGTTGCTGTTGGTCCAGGCACAGGTGACTGTGACCCAGACGAGCAGATTGAGCGTATTTA